GAGTAAATTCTCCTTTTTGTTTTTTTCCTCTTTTAGATTTCAGCTCGCAGAGCTACCAATCGGCAACGGCTCCACAATTCATCTAAAATGAGTATTTCTGCCGTTTAAACGGCATCTACTATCATATCAAATTTTCTAGCTTTTGACAAGTCTTTGGCCACTATTTTCTCGCTTTGATTCAGCCCATCTGCTAGCATCCTTCAAGAAATTCTCACTTAAGTCAGGTCAGCCTCTTGACGAATAGGCTGTTTTACGATAGAATAGTAAGAGTTGTGGCGGTATAGCCAAGTGGTAAGGCACGGCTCTGCAAAAGCTTGATCGTCGGTTCAAATCCGTCTACCGCCTTTCAATACCTGATTTATCAGATTTCAACCGAATGAAAAGCCCTATTTTAGGGGCTTTTTTATTTTTTTCTTCGGTTTAAAAATGATAACTTTAAAAATATTTTGGGGCGGATTTGGGGCGAAAACAGACCGACATCGCTGTCGGCCTGCTAAGTCTTATTCAAAATCTAACAAATCACTTTCTACAACTGCTTCAAGCGCTAAAGATTTTCTTCCCTTATCTTCAAAATCAATAGTGATTGTGTTGTCTTTGACTTCTAGCACTGTTCCTGTTCCAAATGATGGATGTTTGACCGTTGAACCTATAACATCTTTGTGAGCCTCAATCCATTCTTTGACTTTCTCGTTTTCTTCTTTATCTTGAAGAAGACCAGACTGTTTCATCAATTCGACCACCTCAAAATACCCGTCTACAAATGTCCGTTTGAAATCTGAACCCATAGATAATTCTGAGCGTTTTACAGGCTTGCCAAGCCCTAACATTAGTTTAATAGCTTTCAAAATAACGTCATCAGGGACGTTGCGACTGTCAAGCTGTCCACCAACTGCGTCGCCGTAAACACCATAGAAATGGCCATCTTCGCCATCATGGCCGTAAATATCCATGATATTACTTGTACTAAGATTGCAGTAAACTGCTCCGTCCTCGTTTACAATAGCATACGCTACATCGTTATTTTTAATTTCTTCAAGTAGTTGTTTTGCTTTTTCCATTTCCAATTCCTCCGCATAATCCGTTAATTTGATAGCATTTTCTAAACTCATTTTCTCGATTGGGGTTTTACCTGTAACCCATCTACTAATTGTCGTGCTACCTATTCCAGTAGCTTTAGAAATCTTATAGGCTGTCAATTTTTTTAATAATTTTTGAATTTTTTTAAAATCTGCTTTACTCATTTTTTATTATCTCCTGAATACCAAGCAATTGCTACTGCTAAAATTGCTACAAATAAAATAATTTTCATCTTGATTTTTCTCTCACTTTCATATACAATGAAAGGCAAGGAGAGCTTGCGCTCTCTCACCTTCAAGCGATTATCTCTTCCGCCGTCTGCAAAACTTGGGAGCGATTTTCGCTTTTTTATTTTGCTCTTTTAGTACCTTGTACCAAGAGCGACTTTCCTTTGAAATTGCTACCGCAATTCCAATCATGACCGTGACCCTTGCTAGCCACTCGTCTATGCTGTCCATTTGTATCACCTCCTTACATTATTTATTATACTACATTTTAATGCACTAGTCAATACTTTTTTACAAACTTTTTTTAAATTTTTAAAAAAAAATTAAGTCTATTACTACGGAAAATTTTAAATTTTTCCATTATAACAGAAAAAGCCCCAGCCTTTGAGGCCGGGGGTAGATTAAAATTTAAGAAAAAATATTTATTTTCCGCAGTTTCCGCTGCGGTTTGTTTTAGCTCAAATCACCCCAAAGAGTGATACGATTTCCTGCTTCGTCAGTTTGACCAATGGCCATATAATTACGATTGCCAGATTCTCCAACATAGGAGATCCAGCGGTAGCCATTAGCTGAACCCTTGCTGTCATAATTAACAGATTCACCAGGTTCATAGACATGCACGATTTCACCATTAAGATTTGGCTCACGGCGCACATTGATAGCTACTTCTCCTACCTTAAATGTGCCTGTTTCAGGCGTAAGCTCAATTTCGTCTGATGTTGGTGATACATCTGCTGGAGTAGCTGGCGCTGGGCCGTCGCTGTATGGTGGATAAAACCAGCCAATTACGTCCTCAAAACCTCGATTATTGTATCGAGCTGGTCCTCCAACGATTAGAGCATCAACATTTCCATCAATGTTCTGCTCAACCGTTCGCATAGTAATGCCATCAGAATCCTCAATGACGATGCCACAATGCCCATAGTTAACACCACCAAACCAAGCATTCATGTTGAAAAATGCTCCAGCTCGTGGGTTAGCATCGGTTGGCATGCGGTGTACTTCCCAGCCAGCAGCTTCTGCGGAATCTAGCAAATCAACGGCATTGCCCCACAAATCCACTCCAAAGAAATGTTTAGATGGGTAAGTCACTAGATCAGCGCATTGAGTGCCTCCGAATCCATCTTTATCAACACCCATGCCCGAGTTCGCTAAGCCAATCGTAAATTGTACAAGTTCATTTGCTGTTGTCATAATTATTTCCCTCCTATTTATCAAACTGACTCGCGCCAATAACATAAGTCACCTCACCAACGATGTCAAGTGGTGTAGGCAGCTGACGCACATTGCTAGCATTGACCAGCACACGACCGTCTGTCATCAAGACAAAGTCAATTGCAGCTTGTGGTTGGATTTTACCTTGTGAGATCACTTTAGCTGTAAATGTTACAGGATGGGCAGGCTTAAACCCTTCTGCAATTCTTTCGGTCAAGGTATATTGCCCGTTATCCCAGCGCTGTGTCGCTGGTGTAGAGATGTGAGCTCGCACTTGTGCTTCCTCATTTCGAGCCAGATAGAGTTTTGACCCAAAGCCAAAACGGAAATTTCCTTCTGCATAATCAGTTACTTTTGTCATTTTTTTATTTTCCTTTCATTTTTTCAAAGGCTGCAAACCAAAAATAAGTTGCAGCAAAAGCAAACAGAGCAAGCTTCAGCGCCTGCTCTTTTATTCTATTTTTTATCATTTTTACCCGAATTTGATATTTTTTCGATAAACTCTCGAAAAAATGTTGTGTTAATCCCGAGCTTGTCGAAATTTTCCAGAATAGATTTTAGCTCAAAAAACAGATAACCGAAATAAAGTATCTGTAGAGCTCCCAGCCCAATTCCTTCAGGCAGCAAAATAGAAAGCGGAATGCAGAAAGCTAGTAAAGCGATACTAGCAATCTTGCGAATAATTCCGTTGATCCCTTCTTTACTGCGAAATTCAATGTTTGGGTTGAGCTTAGCGGCCAGAGTTCCTGTGAGGAAGTCAATAGCCATAGCGCCCATGATAAGTGCTAAAGTAAACACAATCAGTTCATCCTGCGTATCAATTAAGTCACGCAAGCTGTGTGACCATTCCAAAACGTCAGCCTGCATTCATCACCCTTTCTTTTCTTTAGACCGAGCTTCCAGCTCCGCGATAATCGCATCTTCCGTAGCATAAACAGCGTTTTGAAATGCTTCCTCTTGATCTCGCACTTCTTGACGGTTGGCTGCGTAAACCTCAGCATTATCAAGCCATGAGTTATGTGTTGTCACGCCTTTATCATCGATATCGGCTGTCATGGTTTTAACGAGCGTGTCGTCAACTTTGACGTGCCCTACGATTTTGGTTGTTTTGATAAGTTCTAGCGTCATTGTACTTCCTCCAATGTTTCTTTTTGTAATTTTTCTTTAGCTTCGTCAAAAAGTTCTTTCAACGCTGCATCCGAATCTAACACAGCATTAAAGCTATTGAATTCTTGCTCTAAGAGCGAGCTTTTGTTTCGCTCTACAATAAGCAGAGCTTGCATCTCAATCTCTGATTGAGTCTTATCCGCTAGCTGATTCTGGTATTCAGCCAGCATGTAAGCATACACATTTTCGTTCATGTTTTCTCCTTTTATCTCGCGTATTTTCTAGCTCCGAGGCCTCGTATCGGTCCAAAAATATCATGTCTACCAGTATGATTCCCCAAATTTGCCATCATTTGGTTTAGTGTTTCAAGCACATTGACTAGATCAATACCGTTAAAGTAGTTTGCAACGATATTCGATCTTGTGACATTGCCAAACGGCTGTAGTATGACCTGTCTGTTGTCATTCCCGTACAGAGTGCGCATTTCCCAGCCACGGTAGTTGACAGCACCGGTCGCGAATCGCACAACGTCACTAATAATTTCAGTGCGCTCGACCTTGTTTCCACTAAACAGCCGAATACCAGCAAAACTGTCATTCTTGCTGTTTTCGGTGCCATCTCGATTGGCACCCAGCACGGTCACGCTTGCTGGCGCTCCACCCTCGGTTTCGCTCGTGAATTTTAAAAACTGGTTCGGATAGCCGCTTAGTACCCGACGAATAGCTGCTTGGTCAGTCATGACATTGTACTGACCGTTATTCAGGTCAATTTTCAAAGCCCCGTTTAGCGCTTTAATCATCCCACCTTTGACCTGCTCAGCCGTAAAGTCAATGGATTGTAGCCTGTTGATAAAGGCATCTTTTGCCATCAGCTTCCTGATCAGAGCCTCGCCCGCAGATAGCTTTTCGAGCAGGGCATCATCCGCCTTGACTTTGTCAGCAGTAACGGCGTTAACGCCTAGCACTTCCGCTGTCACTGAGCCCGCCGCTAGATGAGGTGTCGTGATAGCTCCTGCGGCCAAGTCACGGCCAGTGATAGATCCATCCACGATTAGATCACCTGTGATCCGCATGAGCTTTGTGATGGCCTGCATGCTCTCAGGATTTTGAACAAAAAGACTAGCCAAAGTCTGACCGTTGACTACCTTACCAGTACCCAGAGTGATTTGACCGGGTGTGATACTGATATCGGTCTTTTTGAGGCTTTCCCCGATCTGACTGGACATAGTAGCAAACTGACCATCAATCCCCTGTTTAAACTGCGCAAACTTAGTGTCAGAGCTGGTTTTCAGCTCCTCAAACCGCCTTGTCAGCCCTCGCACGTCCTCTGTGTGCTGTGCCTTTGCCACATAGCCAGCCTCAATGAGCTTGCGCTCGGCTGTCAGCTGACGTGCGGTCTCCTCACGAGAGTAAGTCCGCAGAGCTTCCGCTCTCGTACCGTCAGCGCTGACATAGGCTTGGACAGCCGTCAGGTCCATCCGCAAGCCTTGAGCCGTGCGTTCGAACGTAGCCTTGGCCTCGGTGATTTGGCCTTCTGTGTCTTCTAGAGCAGGGGACCAGCTGGAAGGAATAGTCGCTTTCTCGATTTTAAGAAAGTCCGCCACAGAATCGTTTGGTGACAGATTAAGCAGATTGCCTGTGAAAAGATAGTCTGTATTTAATTCGACAAATTTATCGCCCTTGAAAAGCAAGACTGCATCCTCTTTGTTGCAATTAAATTTTATCCGAAGCTCTGTGTAATCTTTAACTATCCTAAACGATTTTTTAAAAGGTCCTTCTTGACCTACCCATGCTACAGCGCTATATGTCCCGTCGTCCCAACGAAATTGCAATTGGAGCGTAGGTTTAGTCGTGTTTTTGGTAGTCTTTGCCTCAAATCTATATGTTTCAGATCCAAAACTTGCTTTGACAGGCGTTGTGTTAAAGACTCCCATCAAATTCCGCCCACCGACCGACAAGCTGGCCAGCTCCTCACGCAGCTTCCCAGCCTCTGCCGTGACCAAGGCCTTATCAGCCTTGTCCTTGGTCGCGTTGAGGATTTCCTGACGGATTCCAGTTGCTCGCACTTCAAACTCGGCTGTGCTAAGCTTTTGGTTGAGCTTATTCTGCGTGTCGGTCTCCAAAGACTTGACAGAGGCTAATATCCTATCTGAAAGCAGGTTCAAAGCGCTACTGTCAGCCTTGGTTTTAAGACCCTCCCGCAAGCTAGACACACTAGCTTCCAGCGAGCCGGCTCGTTGTTTAAATTCGGTCTGACTAGTCTTCCCAGCGACCTGTTGAGTAATCGTGGTCAGTTGGCCGTCGATGCCTTGCTTATACTCGGCCAGCTTCGTCTCAGAGCTGGTCTTCAGCTCCTCAAACCTACGAGTCAGCCCTCGCACATCTTCCGTGTGCTGAGCTTTGGCGACGTAGCCAGCCTCAATGAGCTTGCGCTCGGCAGTCAGCTGACGTGCGGTCTCTTCACGAGAGTAAGTACGCAGAGCTTCGGTTCTTGTGCCGTCAGCGCTGGCATAAGCCTGCACAGCTGTCAAGTCTACCCGCAAGCCCTGAGCCGTGCGCTCAAAGGTTGCTTTAGCTTCGGTGATGAGGTCGTCAACATCCTCGGGATTCTCGCTGTAATCAGTCGCTAGATTGCCTCTCTCTAGCTTGACTCCAGCCAGCCAAACTTCGTCTGTTGTGCTTCGACTATTGTGTCTAAATAGCACATTCTTATAGATACTAGTTGCTTCTGTTGGCGCCTCTGCCAACTTGTAAACAACATAGTATCTCTGCCAGTCAGCAGAGAGCGTAAAGCGACAGTTGCCGTCTCCTGCCTTTGATACAAGACCTTGACTGGTTGTGCCGGACGAAACAAGTAGATACCCCCTCCGACCGTAGAAAAATGTAGTCATCTCGCCTGTGCCTTTAGCCCAAAAGGACAAGGTATAAGTCCCGCCCAGCTCTGGATAAAGAGCATTGGAATACTCGACAATATCCTGATAAGCAGAATTAGCGTCTGCGTTTTTAAAATATCTAATCGCGCAATTGTTGTACGTCTCAGATAATAGCTGAGACCGACCATTGACCCTGTCAAATGCTTTTGTCCTTTTAAGCAGGTTGACTCCACCAACCCTAAGACTTGCCAACTCCTCCCTCAACTTCCCAGCCTCTGCCGTGACCAAGGTCTTGTCTGCCTTATCTTTCGTGGCGTTGACGATTTCCTGACGGATTCCACTTGCTCGTACATCAAACTCTGCTGTGCTGAGTTTTTGATTGAGCTTGTTCTGCGTGTCGGTCTCGAGGCTCTTGACCGAGGCCGATATCCTATCTGAGAGCAAGGTCAGGGCACTTGAGTCCGCTTTGGTCTTGAGTCCCTCAGTCAAGCGATTCACACCAGCTTCTAGTGAGTCTGCTCGTTGCTTAAAGTTGGACTCAACAGCTGAGACACGTTCGTCTTGGTCTTCGTATGCTGGTGACCAGTCACCGACAAGGTTGCCCTCAAAAAGGGCAGGGGCGCAGATCTCTACAGTAGTTGTACTATCGCCACCATCGATGATAGAACCATGCCTACCTATAAACACTCTTTTGATTTCGTCTGTCGCTGTTTGAGTGTACTTAACCCAGTAACGTTTCCACTCGCGATTGATGATCAGCTTAGCTTCTCCATCGCCACTTCGTTCTCGTTTGTAACCCGTGCTAGTCTCGAGAGATAAGGTCGTATTTGGGCTATAAAAGTGAGTGCGAATTGGATAGTTGTCTTTGGATGCACGAGCGTAGAAAATAAGTACATATTCTGTTCCTTTTGGCGGCTCAGATGTCTTCAACTTTACAGTGTCAGTGTACTTATCTTTAGCAACTGAGCGAGCAATCACAAATCCATCATGACTATCTGCTGTGATCCAAGGCTTTTCCTCGCTCAAGGCTAAAGTCCGCGTCTGCTTGAGTAGATTTCTACGGCCTAAATGCACACTCGCAATCCGACTTTTCAGCTTCTCAGCTGTCTGCACAAGCTCAGACTTGCTGGCCTTGCCGTCAGCCACGTTGGCCAGCTCCGCCAGCCTGCGGGTAGTCGTTTGCTCGTAGGTTGCCTGAGTAGACTTAACACCCGCTAGCTCAGTCTTGGTCGCATTGAGTGCTGAGAGTTGCTTGCCGATTTCGGTTTCTTGCTGGCTTTGCTTGTTTCGGATATTCCCAACATCCGAGCGGATTTGGACAATGTTGTTAGACAACTGACTCTGAGCCTGCGTCAGGTTGGTTTTGACACCAGCCAGCTCTGACTTCGCCTGATTGATCGACTGCACTTGCTTAGCCAGTTCGCTATTAGCTTGGGATTGCTTGCCTCTAATGGCAGCAATATCAGACTGGATTTGACTAATGTCCCCAGAAAGCCGACTTTGAGCCTGTGTCATATTCGCCCTGACAGCCGCTAGATCAGCCGAGGCGCTAGACAGTTTCTGATTAAATTCCTTTTGCAGCCTGTCCGTGACCTCACTCTTACTCTGATTGATTTTCAGATTCAGCTGCTCTGCCATCGCTGCCTTGACTTCTTCAGCTTTGGCTTTAGCCGCATTGAGACCATCGGTAAATTGGTTTACCAATTCCTCTTTTTGATGCTCAAAAGCGAGATCAGCATTCTTGAGCTCTCTTTCTAGCTGTTTCTCAAAATCGTCATGTAATTGTTGCGCTTCACCCCTGACCGCATCGCTAACTGCGTTACCAATCGCATTCGCAAGACCAGACTTAAACTGGCCAAAACCAATCGCAATCAGTTTCTTGGCCATAGGTGAGTAAGTGTACTTGGTTATTTTCTTGCGCACATCCAGATTGTAGCCATCGTGAAAAAGACTCACAATGTCATACATCTGGACAGGCACGTCGCTCTGTCCGACAACCTCAAGCTCAAGACTATCTTCCATCATGTCACAGAGCGATGTCTTAAAATACTGCTCACCGTATTTTCGCAGACTCGCTTCATCTTTCACGTCCTGACTATTAACCTCAATCACATCTTCATAGATTTGATTATATTTGTTAATAAGCGGACTATCCACAACCACAGAAAACTTGCGATCAGGAGCATTTTCTCCCTCACCTTTGACAGTAGTCTTAAAGGTGATTCGAGTCTTCAAAGACTTAGTAGAGGTCTTGTGTTGATAGCTAGACAGGTTTTTCTTGTACATAAAAAGCGATTCATTTTCCGAACCGCCATTTTTTAATAGTCGAATCTGATAGCCATGACGCACAAGGTCACCACCCCATTGCCCAAGGATGGAGTGCTTGTCTTTTGCGAATGCCTGCATGGCATTTTTGGTCTCAGTATTAAAGGTGTGACGCTCACTGATGTCAGAGAAAAATGAAAATGGATTATCTCTGGTAATCGCACCAGCAAAACGACTAAGTGCCGTCGTACCTGTCACTCGATCCAAAGAAATCGGGCCAGTTACAAAGTTATTGAGCAAGGTAAATACCTGATTGACATAAACTTGGACATAGCCTTGCTTTTTCTCAACTTCAAAGATGACAAAGTCCTGCTCACCATGCAGGTCGTCAGCAATCAGAAACGTTTCTTCTTTCAGTTTTTCCCACAAAGGATCTGATGTTGGGAAACGAAAAGTAAGTTGGTAGGTACTGCCATCTTCTTGGACAATTTTATCCGAATAAGCATTGTTAAGAGGTATATTACCATTTGTTAAATAAATCAAATCTTGTACCTCCAGTTCGGCCGAATAATAATCTTACGAACGTTGCCAGTATAGGAAACACCTACTTTTCCCGTGGGGATTTCAAAGAACCCCCCACGCTTCCGAAACGTATTCTGCACCGCTCCAGTAGCGTTGTAGATGTTCTGCTTCCCTTGCCTACAGTCAATCGTAGCTTTGGTCTTAATCGCAAGATACATGGTTTTCCGACCAATCGTGAGAGAGATGTCACCATCTCCCTCAATTTCAATGATTGGCTCAGAGGAAATCGTACCAGGATTGTTGACTGTACCAGCCGCCGTCAACTCCACAGGTGCTACACCTTTTTGATAGCGAAACGGCTGCATGGTCAACTTGATTTCTAACTTCCAAGCATGATTTCCAAAAGGTTCGAAATTAGCAGTCACAAAATCAGCATAGAATAACGAACCAAGCTGATAGCTAAATTCAAGGACATTGTCATTCGATTGAAATTTATCAAGAATACTTGAAATATCAACCATCTTTTTAACGTGAAGTGTGAAGGTTCTCTCGTAACTTTTGAAAGAACCATCTAGCACACGATAACTTCCATTCACACCGTGAAGATCTGCTACCTCTCCTCTCGGCATGGCAGCTTCCACTTTCCCGAAGTCAGTCACGACACAACCAGCAAGAGTTGATGTATTAAAATCATTGATGATCATATAATCCATTAGATTCCCTCCCTTGCATAAATTGAGCCATGTTGCTCATAGGTCTTCAACGAAACAATATCGTTATCTAGGTAGACGTCTGACGACTTCTCAAGGATAGCAGTAAGGATCTTCTCCATACTTGCTCTCAAAATCGCGATCTCAGACACGGTTTTATTTTCATGCGCTTCAAATTGAGCCGATGGAATAGCCAATTGCGCTTCAAGATTTTTGGTGACAGATGCAGAAGAGCCAAGACCGAAGTCATCTCCTGAAAATACATCAGAAATATCATCAGCCATTCCCCCAACGTTTTTCTTCACATCCTTGAAACGATCTTGTAGACCTTTGTCTAAACTTTGCATGATTGCATTACCAGCAGGGATCAAGAGCTTGCGGTCATACTCGATTGGTCCCTTGTGATCACGGATCCAGCCTGCGATACCGCCGACAAAGTCCGTTACACTACCCCAAGCAGATTTCAGACCGCCCAAGAAGCCATCAAGGATAGCCCGGCCAGCATCCCAAAGATTGATATTAGCTAGACCTTTAAAGATATTTGTGACACTGTTGACCACATTAGTCACACCCTGTTGTAAGGTGTTCCAGGCATTCTGAGCGCCTTGGATCAGACCATTGATGATCGAAATAACCCCTGATTTCAGGGCATTCCAGCCATTCACAGCCGTTGACTTGATGCTCTCCCACAGGCCAGACAGGAAGTTCATAAAACCGTTCCAGATATTCTGTGCACCCTGCACAAGACCTGTTATCAAGTTTGTTACAGTGGATTTGACCCATTCCCAAGCTGCTGAAGCAGCCGACTTGATAAACTCCCAAATCGCAGATAAGGCAGCTGAAAAGTTTTCAAATGCAGCTTTCCCAAAGCCTACAATGGCATCGACCAAACCCATGAAAATGGCCTTAATGCCTTCCCAAACCAGAGAAACACCGTTTTTTATCCCCTCCCAAATCAGAGCTAGGTCAGCACCTAGCTGGGTGAAATTCCCAGTCACTAGGTCAAGGATGACCAAGATAGCTCCTAAGAAGATAGATTTGATAAACTCCCATGCTCCCTGAAAGATCATCTTTAGGCCTTCAAAAATCTGAGAAATTCCATTTGAGACACCATTCCACAAATTCAAAAATCCATCAATAAAAGGCTGGACGATAGACATGATCGTCGTAGTAAATTGGGTCCAAGCAATCGAAGCAGCTGTTTGTATTGTCAGCCACAAAGCATCGAAAAATACAGTGATGCCGTTCCACAAATTTTTGATATTTTCAACAGCCGAGCTCCAAGCCTCAGACACTCCAGTCCACAGGTTGTTTGCACCTTCAGAGATGCCAGACCATAACCCACTAAAGAACTCAGCTATTCCCTGCCAAGCCACCTTTATCCAATCAACAAAAGCAGCCCAAATCTGACGGCCAGTCTCAGTTTGAGTGAAAAACCAAGTTAAAGCTGCGATTGCAGCAGCAATCCACCCAATAAGAGGGATTGAAGAAATAGCAGCTATCGCTGATGTAGCAAAACCTGAAATAGCTGTTTTTGCAATTGCCAAAATACCAGGTATGCCACCTAAGCCTTGCACAAATGTAGCAATTTTAGCTACTGGAAGTCCAACTCCTAAAGCAACTACAGAAGTCTTAAGTAAATCTGCTGCTAGCTGATTATCCTTGAAAAACTTAGTTACATCTTTTAGTATTGATGACACCTCTTTTATAAATCCTGTCAGAATTTCAAATGCAGTGCCAAGCAAATTGACTTCTTGCTTACCATCCCTTACTCCTAATAACTCTCCAATGAAACTACCAACAATCCCAGCGATATTGCCAATAGTCGCCCCGATATTCTCAAAAGTGACACGGATATTATCTGCTATGTTGACAATTTGTTTCGCTGCATCATCACTAAAACCTAACACCTTCAGGATATCGATGTTATCCTGTTTGTTTAAGGAGCCAAAAATCATGTCAAAGAAAGTCTGGAAAATTCCTGTGACCCTTGATAATTGTTCATACACTGCACTTCCAAAAGCATCTCCAAATAGCTCAGAAGCTATCTTGCTAATCCCTTCTGTTAATAGCAATCCAAGACCAGAAAACACATTTCCAATCATCGGAATGAAATTATCAAACAAAAATGTTTTGGTAGTATCAAATAGAGCATGTAATGCTGGCAAAATATTCTGTCCCAAGGCCAACTGCCCAAGCACATTCTGCGCCGCTGCCTTCATGGCAGAAAAGGAACCACTAAAGGTTGATGCGGCCTCTTTAGCAGTCGTACCTGTGATATCCAGATTTTCTTGGATAGCATGGATGGCATTGTAGACATCAGACAGATTGTTGATGTCGTATTTGACGCCAGTCAGTTTCTCAGCGTCAGCCAAGAGCCGTTCCATTTCGGATTTAGTACCGCCGTATCCAAGCTTTAGGTTATCAAGCATGGTGTAGTTCTGCTTAGCAAACCCCTGATAGGCATCTTGAATCCGCCCCATGTCCGTACCCATTTTATTGGCATTATCGGACATGTCCACCATAGCCATGTTGGCCACATCAGCAGCTTTCGCTGTGTCACCTCCTAGCGATTGTAAGAGGCTTGCGGAGAACCCTGTTACATTCTCCATGTAAGCATTTGCTGACAGACCTGTTGTCTTATAAGCTTCAGCAGCATATCTTTTGACTGTGTCAGCGCTACCCTTGAAAAGAGTCTCAACCCCTCCTAAAGATTGCTGGAGGGCTGCCCCCTCATGAATAGCCGCTGAAAAGGCCTTACCAATTCCAGCCGCTGCAATCGCTTTTGTCGCCACGCTGACCAAGCTAGCTCCTAGCGATTGCCCAGCACTTTGACCAGCTGCCGACGCCTCTGGATTTAGAATAGCTTGGATTTTCCCAGTGATTCCTCTCGCAGACGGAATCAACTGCACATAAGCTTGCGCGATTTCTGTAGCCACTACTTCTCACCTCCTAACCCATCTAAGATTCGTTGACGATACGCTTCAAATTCCTCACCAGAACTAAAGACCATCTCATCCCTTTCTTTCTCTTCTCCAACCAACTTTTGAGCTATCATGGTTGGCCTGTTGGCACCCTTTTGACCATCTTTCGTCTTAAACCAGACGAGCGTTGACAGCCTATCCAGCGTACTAGCCATCAGCAAAGTCTCAAAAGGCACCTTCTGATTACTCAAAGCCATCTTGATCCGAGAGTCCTCTTTTAAACCAAAAGCAAAGACAGCTACCTGTTGAGCAGGTAGCTGCCTATAATCATAAATGCCATATGTTTCAGCGAGGTCGCAGATGAGAGCATCTTCATCTAGGTCGATCATTCTAGCAAGGAGGGCTATTTTTTTAGATGAGTCCTGCTCTTAAAGATTTCTTCCACTTCCTGCATCAATTTCCCTGTCGGCACCATCCCAGTTTCTGTTCGGACGTGGTCCTTCAAGTCCTGAGCCTTATCACCCAGCATTAGATTGATAACGGTTGGCAAGACAGCAGGATTCTTATCCACTTCTGCCACTGCTTCCAGCAGTTCATAGTTATCCAATCGTTCCTGCGTGATTTCAAAGGCAAAACCAGTTGAAGTTTTCCCTTTAAATGTTTTTCCTTGTGCACCATGATTACGTTTCTTACGTTTGCGTTTTGCCATTTATTAAGCCCCCTTGATGTATTCGTAGTGAGTATTTCCGTTAGCGTCTGGAAATGCTGTGATAGTTGTTTGATAGCCAACAACTTCGCCATCTTTATAGGTGATTTCTCCGACTTCAGTGACCTTTCCGGAAGGAATAACGATACGTTTGAGAGCACCGTTTTTCAAGATCATTTCAATAGCTAGACAGTGATTTTCCAGCTCTTTTGAATTAGCCTTGATGGTGATACCAGCAGCAAGATCCCCTGAAACATTTTCAGACCCATAAACCTCTTTCAGGACATCAATATTGAGCCCCTCGATCAAGGTATAAACAAATGTGTCCTTCTTCTCGGTCTGAGAAGAGTTGACGATAGTGCCACCCCAAGCCTTGATATCTTCAGATTCAGGTGAGTTGTTATTTGTCACACCATCCTCTGAGATGAAACCTAAAGACTTAAAAGCAACATCTAGCTTACTTGTCGCATCGACTGGCAATTTTGCGCCAAGCGGTGCAGAGTGTACTGCTCCACCAACCTTCGGTTTCGCAGTTGTTACATTAGCTTCCAATGCCATTGCAATATCTCCTTTAGTAATAGTTAATATCAAACACCGCCTGATAGCGGTATCGTTTGGTCTCTGTGTCCGTAAAATTGTAGTCGCTGTTTAAGTGGACACCACTGATTGAGTCCAGCTCAACCAATCCTTTCACAGCCTGCTTCACTTTGACATTGAGCTCAGCAGCCTTCTGCATAGTAGGACCATAGCTTTGGAAAGCAAAGGTCGCACTACCAGAATGATTCCGCTCCTTTCCTCCTGTCTTTTGAATAACGACAAAGCTATCAGGAGCTTCAGCTTCACGCTCAAAAAATGACGGTACATCTAAATGACCGTCAAGATATTTCTTGATAATAATTTCAATCATCTAACGTACCGCCTTCAGCAAAGTATTATTTCTTAGATTGTCTTTCTTAGCTTGATAGGTTTTTGGATAGACCATCGCATTTGCCCGAGTCTTCCCGACATAACTATCCTGCTCATAGCCTTGACCACATCGACTACGGATTTTAGTAGCTTCTTGATTCAGTAGAATTTGGATTTCCCTTGATTTCAGCAAGGCACCGACACCAGCACTATTTAGCTTGACTTTCATACTAGCCATAACGTTCCACCGTCACTTTCTTGTTCCATTCCAGCGGAATCAAGCTCTCAATCCCTTCAGTTGGGATGCCAAAAGTGCGCCATCGCTGACCAAAGAAAAGAACTTCCTTATCTTCCCAATCGTGATTGTCGCCTTTAGGAATTGCTAAGGTGTAAACAGCTACCTTGCCAGTAAGATTGAGCTGATTGACTTTCTCGTCTGTTGAGGTGGGGCGCACTAGCACATTTTCAACCTCAATTTCTTGATCTTCAAAGACAGAATGACCAAAATCATCCTGTCCTGTCTTGACCTTGTCAATTAAGGTCACGGTAATTCCCTTAATCCGTCCCATAGATCTCCATCACCCCAAATCTTTGCTTCTTCAGTCCCAAGCGTTTGAGCTCCGAGTCCTTGATAAAGAGACCTCCACCAGGAACCAAATAGGACCCACTTACCGAGTAGCCCAAGGCACTCTCGGCAAATTGAGTCATCGGTTCCTGCTCAGTAGAGGTCATCAAGGTACGAGCTACCACATCAACTGTGACAGACTTGGTCACACTGGCAAAAGACGAATCCTTTGCTACAAGCACATCCAAGTCTTTCCCAACCTTTTTAGCTTCGACACGCAGAGAGTCAGAGACAATTTTCAACAGAGCCTCTGCTCGCTTGCGTTCGTCTGATTTTAAAAGACGCCACAAAGTTTGCAGGTCTTCAACTGTTGCAAAGTCTCCCATTTAGCTTACTCCTTATGCGCTTCTAGCAAAGCAAGCAATTCTGCTTTTTTAGCTTTGTCACTGTACTCAACACCAAGCTCGTCTAGCTTAGACTTGAGCTCTGGCACAGTCCAGTTATCTGGATCATCCACTTGTCCTTCTTGCTGCTTTGCATATTCATCAGCAGGAACCCAATTTCCAGAAAGAAGACTATCTGACGAAATAGATACTCCTGTCAATTTATCACGATATACTGTCATGCTATCACCACCTTTACGCTTTTACACGAGCAAATGAGTCCGCATCGAGGATACCCCATCCAATAAATGCTTCAGCACGAAGCAAGATTTCATTGTATGCTTTCAAGTCACGACCAGCGCCATCAGGATCCCCGTATTCAATGATTTCCATTGGGATATTTTCAGCATAACCCCACTTGAAGCGATTTTCAAAATCACCAACAATAGCGTGGTTTGTTTGAGCAGTTCCACCTGTTACAGTCAAGTTTTTATTTACGTCTGATTTCATTCCGTAAAATGAATCAGGATTTTGTCCAAATCGGAATTCTGGATACTGAACAACACCATTGACTTTCAGCTTGGCAAGTGCTTGCCCTCCGATAGGTGAAAGTGCCAATCCTGTGACTTCACCACCCTTAGCTACAATTTGTTGGACAGCTGCATCAATGTTATCGTCAAATTTATCCTCTGCAAAGTTCACGATATTACCAGTGATCAAACCATCAAATGAGTTAGTATCACGGAAGGTTGCATCTGTAAGACCTTTAGGCTCCAAACCATGGATAGCAGCGATATCGAAAGCATCTGCGATTTTCTTAGCGAAACCATCTGCAAATTGCGAAAGATATTCAAGTTGTTTTTCTTCAGATGCGTATTTAAACTCATCTGTGATACGAGCTTGATAGACGAATTTGAGAGGTTTAATCACTTTTGTGTCAACAACTGCTTTACCAGCACCTTTTTGTTGCCCCTCGCCAACAATTTGAGCGTTTCCTTCAAGATTGAAAATGAATTGCTCAACTCCATTGAATGGAATAGGGCTCTGTGATGAAAGTTTTGCAAGAACAGAACGTCCCTGCACTTTTGAAATTAGTTCTTTTACCAATTCTGGTTGAAAAAGTGTTCCTTGTTTTAGTGCATTATCTGCCATCTTTTATTCTCCTGTATGATTTAATTCTCGAAGCATTGACTTCATTTGCATTGTTTTGTTATCGCCAACCTGTGGCTCTGTCTCTCTGACAGGCGCAACCGGTTGAGTTCGTTTGATATACCCAGCCAAGCGCTCTGCATCTGCCTTGAAGCTTTCTTCATCAGTTCCCTGCAAACGATCTGCAAGGTCGTAAGGCAATCCATGTTGCAAAGCAATCCTAGTTCGCAGACTAGCCGTCTCATAATTAGAGATTTGATTCTGCATCTCTTCAAGTTGCTTGTCAGCATCTGCTTTACTTTGATTATTAGCTTCAATGGTTGACTTCAAGCCAACATTTTCTTTTTCCAACTCTTCAACACGATCCTTGAGCTGGTCATAGTCGCCGTATTTCTCTTTCTCACGAGATAAGCGGGCCTTAATAGCAGCATCAAATTCTTCTTGTGTAGTAATTGGTTTAAAATCTGACATTCTCATGTCTCCTTTCTCCTGCTTTCCCGGCAGTTCGGTAATTTTTGGCATCAAAAAAAGCAGTCACAAGACCGCTTATTTTAATAACTGATTTTTTGCTTTTTCTTAGGCTTGGTCGTAGCACAAGCCCAATGCGCAAGCAAGGCGCTGTCCATCAAAGAAATATCCATGTCGTCAAAGTGCGATCGATAGCCAAAGCCACCATTTGAGCCAATATTCCGCTTATCGCAGTTAGTGGCTACTTTTGATAGCGATGGCTGGCCAGCGTGACAGATGGTTTTCTGGTAGATACCCTGTTCCCAAAGAGCATTGGCCACGATGATTTCCTTCACCGTCGGCAGAATCACATTCTTGATTCTGTAATCCTTCAACTCTTCGTCTAGGATCTTTTGACCACTTGCGCCATCAATGACAATTTGAGCCACATCGGCTTGACGCAAAAAGGCAACCATCCACTCATTCCCATTACGAACAGATTGACAATCAACTGTCTCAACAAAGTAACGACCATCTTTAGTACGAGCAGCAATACTCAATGCAACGTTCGTTCCATCTTGGCCGTACTTAATACCAACAGACAGCTTGCCAGACAATTCTGGTACATCATCCACCTTGAGCTCATTCCACTCCGTTTCAGAAATGGCAGATTTTTGGTTGTAAGTCGGCCAAAATCCCAAACGTTGGATATTATGGTCTAACTTATCCTCACCAAGCTCAGCCTCAATCTTCCGCTCATTCAAGTGGTAGCCCATCGATGGATTAGAATTATACCAAGCTTCCACATCGTCAATTTCCTTTTCGTCAGAAACCGACCACTCAGCCCAGCCTGAATACTTCCCTTTCCTAAAAAGACAAGTCTCACGATACTTAGTAAAGACCGTGCCGCTTGATACAGGTGTCGGAGGTGTCCCACACATGATTGTGATAGGATTTGCACTATCTGTCACCGTGTATTTCAAAGCAGATTCTTGCTCTGTCGTGTACTCTTGAGCCTCGTCAATGATCAGCATGTCAAATCCCTCACCAAGACCACCATTTGATGTTCTGGTACGAAATTGGACAACACCACCAGTAGAATAAAGCTCGATTCTTTCCTGCCCCTTCGCCCGAATGGAATTGAAATCCTCACCATCCACATATCCCATTTTCTCAAGGTATCGCTTGACCTTTTCAAAAGAGGAATGGGATGTAGAAATTCGGTGAGCCGTGTGCAGGATATTCAATCCCTTATGCAAGCCCCAAATTTCAAGAATATAAAGGATTTCAGATTTCCCATTACGACGAGGAATAGAGTAACCAAACTTCTGATGCACCCAAAGACCGTTCTTGTCAACAGCCATCATAGGCAGCAAAAGATTCTTTTGCCAAGCATAGCAAGAAAGACCAGTCCGCTCGTAAAGTTCAATCGCTTCTTTAGCTTTTGAATTTTTCTTGACGTATTTTAAAATCACCGATTGAGTAGGATTCTGATTGCCAAGTTTCTTCCTCGCCATTCCACATTCCTTTCAATCGTCATCGCATGATAACCCTGTCGCTGGGATGATCTAATTGTTATCATTCAAAATATAGTTTTTAGCAACTTCAAGCATGCCCAATGCCTGTAAGCTACTTTCATAACTATATCCCAGATTTACTTCTCCATCTTTATCCAAAGAAATCACTAACACCGAAGAATAATTAGGACTAGCTTCAAGATTTTCCAATAAAATCTCTTTAACAGAAGCGCCACGCTCTATGCTTGATTTTCTTTCCGAAAAATCAATTGTGTTTCCCATTGTTACTCCCTTCTGAGCATAAGAAAAGCACCCTTTTGAGTGCTTAAAATTACTATTTTCGGTCTGAGAAAAAATTAGCCCAAAATGGATTTTCTTTATCAAAAATCTCAACCTCTTCCGAGGTCATATTATGGGGATAATCTTCAAAAAGGTTATAAAACTTTTTCTTATCGAATGAGATCAGCATCAAGCCTCTAGCAAACCATGCTGTATCAACCCACCAAGTTTTATCGCCAACATTTTCTTTATAGCAATATTCAGACCAATTCACTTCTTCATAATCATCTTTCATGACCATCAGTCCCTTTCATCTGTTTAGAATCTGCTGTATTGATAAAACTCAATATCTTGTGAAATTCAGGGTTTTCTTTCAATGAGTTCACATCAATAAGATAGCTATTCGCATCATATTTTCTCCCAGCTACACTGTGAGACTTTTGACCTTTGAACCTTTCCTTAAGAACCATACCATTGAACGGTTTAAAACCATTTAATGTCCTTGATTGGAGTTCTAAGTACTCAAAGCGGCCTTCATTTTTCCTTATGATAGCTGCATGCCTGCCTGCTGCTAAGTAATATTCATTTCCACTTTCTACTTTTTCCAGCAATTCCCTCACTGCATTAAAGTCGTTTGTGTTTTTGACTACATGCATTTTAACTCCTGGAAGACTTCCAATCATTTTAATCCTGCTATCTCTGGAAAAGAAGTCACAGCTTTTACCACCTCTGAAGTCTAAAACAGTATATCCTGCCCTATTTCCTATGTAGGCAAATGCGGCTGACGAACATGACCCTCTCGTCATATCTCCACCAGCAACAGCTTTTATAATTTGTTCTTCAGTCAATCTTATCCGGCTCTTTTTAATAGGATTCGAAGAAATTCCAGTCTGAAGTGCGAGCTTTCGCACTTCGCTCATTTGAGAATTTTTATTTATATTCTTCCTTGCTTCTATCTTATCACTTTCATCTTTTTTTCGCCAAATTTTATTCCAAACATCCTTAACTTTCCCGCTTTTTGGATCATAGTCTACGGTACAACGACAATGCTGATGTCTCCTATAAACGTCCTTGGGAACTCTTGGATATTTATAGTTTCCTTGAACTTCTTGGCACCACTCACAACAATGAAAATACGATTTTCTAATAATTTCAGGTTGCAATCCTGCCTTGTGATGAAACTCCGCATTCTTACGAATGCTGTCATCAATAATTGACTGTGTGAAGTTCACAATAGGTTCACCTAGCAACCAACTGACATCCTCAAAATTCTCCTCAGACGAAAAGCGATTCACAATGCCAGCTATCCTATCCTGATTTAGTTCAGGAACTTGAACTCTCAGCCCTATTTTAGCCTCTTCATTCAAATTTTTCTGAACTTGCTGAGCATAGCCACTTATTAGCTCGAAATTCCGTCCTAGTGTCTCCGTCAGCAGCCTTTTAGCGATATTGTAATACATTTTACCATCTGGCAGATTAGAGGAGCTTATAGAGCCTCTCAGAGCCTTAGAAAGAATCTCCCCTAATTCAATAGCATAATCATTCGCATCCAGATAACCAGCTGACTTTGAGTGTAATTTTGACAAGAGAGACTTCAGCACTTCACTATCAAGCCTTGCCTCCTCAAATTCCGTCTGAATTTTCGTCAACAACTCCGGCACGATATCCTTGACCATCATTTACCTCTTTCTCAATCGGGGCAGGGGCAGGATTTTCAGCACCCTTGATACCTGTCAAGTCTCTGATAGTCTCACCATCCACATAACCAGGCACAGCCTGATTAAGCTTGATAGCACCATCCCCAATCATTGTCAGCATGTTTGCATCCGCTTCAAATAACGGCTCCCACTTCACTTTCGTTTTCACAAATTGACTACGAGCATACTGGAAATCATCTTGCAAACAAGTAGCCACATAAGCCACATTCAGGAAACCTGCTCCTAGAGACCGCTGAGCCTTCCGACCAGCCAAACGCAAATTCTCATGACTAGCCTTGATAGCTTCCACGGATGATGGATTGTCAGACACAAAGCCTAAATCATCCAAGGTCAAGCCCATTTCACCAGCAAAGCCAGCAGCAGCCGTCCTCAGTTGCTCCGTAAAAGGCGACATGCTAGCAGTGCTAAACTGGCCAACGTTTGGCTTTTCCCCATTGTCACTAGCAGAAATCGTCAATAGGCTTGATACTGTCGCTTGCCATTTTTCCAACGGCTCTGCATCAGGATCCAGCCCCAAAATATACTTTTGAGGCCATGAGTAGAACTCAGCCGTAATATCTGCCCGCTCTAAAGTCCGCTTAGCATATTTCTGATAATACATGCCAGCCCTCGTAATACGACTACGACCAAACGGTCTGACCGCATCAGGACGATGAATGACTGGAACCAACAGTGGAATATTCGTCGGATTGCTGATTGAGTAAGGACGACCATCCTTTGGAATGAAATGCGTTGCATTTGGCTCAAAGTAAGCCTCTAAAGTTGCCTGACCATAATCATCCCGAGCCAGCACCGCATAACCTTCCACAAGAAGACCAGTGATAGGATCAATCACCCCAGTTGCATTGCTAGCCTCAATCACCTGTAACCGAACCTCATCATCTTCCCCTTTCGAGATATAGATAAAGCAACACGAACCAATCAGCGCAGCCAGAATAGCACTATCAAAAAAGATATCTGGGTTATTACGATCAAAAATTTTCGTAGCATCAAAGATGTCATTGGCAAATTCCCGAAAAACCAGACGATCAGCAAGACTATCCACACCTTTAGCGGTCCACCCCAAAGTCGCCCTATACTGCGCCCTGACATTTGGAGGAATTGTGATTCCTATTGGCGTTTCCTGATGCTGCATAGCATAATGCTTATATCTCAGTTTGACCCTTGACCTACAAGAGTCAAGTTTCCTCCTCAGATAATCAATTCCTCTTAATTCCAAATCATTCTCCTTCTATTTCTAGGTTTTGGCGCGAGAAAAAATGTACAGTGACGGCGTGAAGCTCGGCCGAGCCTTGGGGGAGGGTGCTACCCCCCTATCTGCCAAAAGGCAGATTGGCTACAAAATCATTATTTCAATTTTTTTCAAGCGCTAAGCACAAATATCATTATTGATTTTTATTTCATAAATTCAGAATAGCATTCGTTTACACACTTAAATATTCTTTTAAGCGTTTAAGCTCTATACTTTGTCCAATCCCTACTTTGAGGCAGATTGCGATTGCCAACAACTTTCCCGTTTTCAGCTTTGCTATCAGCATAGAGCTTATCAGACTTCTGCCTATTGCATTGCCAATGAGCCAGCTGTAGATTATTGATATCTGATGGATGCCCGTTTCTGTTGATTGGGATGATGTGGTCAATGACCGGACTTAACGGGTGTGGGTATCTCAGGGACTTGTCTACGGGTAACCCACAAATTCCGCAAGTATTTCTGGTTTTAAGTATGATGTTCTTGTTCTTTTCAAATGCAACACGGTGAGGTCCGTTTCTATCTGGGCGGGGGAGGTTCATCTTAGGGACTTCCTTTTTTATGATTAGGGGGGGAGGTTTTCAAGACCTCTCCGGTGTTCTGGGGAGGGGGTATTTTCTGTACTTGAAGCCCTCCCGTATTTAACATATCTTATATTTTGTGACTTTCGAGAGATTGTGCTTTAGCTCAATCAGGTCAATGGGTTTATAGCATTTCTAATTTATCCAATTTACCATTTCTCAATATGATAAATAAGCGTGCTTTTAATACGTAAAAGTAAGCATACTTTCATCAATTTCATCTTGATTATATCCAATATAGTCTAATGTGATGTCTGGTGCAGAGTGATTAAGTATCTGCATTAAAATAGCTATATTTCCATTTTGTTTGTAATGATGATATCCAAACGTTTTTCTCATCGAGTGTGTGCCGATGTTTTTTAGTCCTGCATGTTTAGCTGCATCATTTAAGAATTGATACACAGCCACTCTACCAATGTGTTTAATGCTTACTCCATCACCTCTAACTTTTTTTCTACTCGGAAAAAGATAGTCGTAATTCTCAAGATGATTTTCTTTTATATAACGATTCAAAGCCTTTCGTAATTCTGGGTTAATTGCAAATTTTCTTATTTTGCCAGTTTTTTTCTCTTTAATCTCAATTCTATCCTGGATAACATGTTTTACTTGAAGAGGAACAATGTCGCTTACTCGTAGACCTGAATATATCCCTACTAAAAAAAGAATATAATTTCGTTCACTCTTTGATTTCAAATAATTCTTCATTCTATCAATGTCGTCTGGTTCACGAATTGGTTCTACTTTTTTCACAACATCACCTCCAAACTACAAGAAAAGGCAGGTTGTGCCTGCCTTCGTCTAGTATTAGATAGTACTATTTTAGCACATTGAAATTGGTATTTACTCTTGATTTACTCCGCTTTTACTCCAAAATAGCGACTTGCTCGCCGTTTCGGTAAAGCTCTGCAAATGCTAATAGAGCTTTATCAAGAATTTCATAGTATGAGCTCTCTGAGATCGAAAGCTCATTGTATATCGTCTCATCTTTCTTTCGATGCCAGACCATGTACTTCTCATATATGATCCTGCGATAGTAAGGATCGTGTAGCTCGCTGACTGCCTGCTCAATCGCATCCAGCTCCATCTCTGCGTCTACTTTTCTGATAGCCAGCTTTTCAACCTGACTAGTCTTATCGCTTCCAGGATTTCGAGGCATGAAAGAGTATGTAGTCGTCACCTTTTGACCATTTTTGTCATTGGCCACACGACGCCAGCGAGGATAGCCTTTTAAAATTTTCTTGGCATTTTCTCTCGTTTTGGCTTCGTTGATTTCTGGGAAAAAAGGCATCTCTCACCTCATTTCTATATATTTTCATTTTTCAAGGCTCATCAAAACTTTTGAAAACCGCTGCTAGACCATCGAAAAAAGAAGCAAGTGCTCTAGCTATATTCTTGAATCCTTCCCTGATGGTTCTCACAAGCTCTTCAAGCTCTTCAGGACTTAGCTGAGCCAGCTCTTGAGCTAGTCTCTCTTGCTCACGCAGTAGAGCTTGCTTAGCTTTCTTCTTCTTGATTCTTTTGTTCATTTTTGAAAATTACCCTCCATCCACTAACTAAAATAGCCAATAATAGAATTATTAAGCTCGCTATGATAATCATAGCTCCTAAAATTTTGATAATTTCAAACAATATCATTTCCCACCTCTACATGAATTTTTCATCACATTTTCCTTAAAATCTTCAATATTTTTTTTGACCTTATCTAGAAGATTTCGCTCAACCATCAAGTCGTGTTCATCCGCACCTTCACGCTGAACATAATACTGCAAAGCATGTTTCACAATCTGCATGTGTTTATATTTTAGATACATCCTCTTGACCTCCATCTCCTCATGTTTGCTCTCCTAACCATAGCAGAGCGAGCCATCTCATCCCAGATATAATCTGCATTTTCTAGCATGAGATTGACACATTTTTCTTTTAATCTATCAATCTCAGCTTCTTGCCTTTCGATATCTTTGTATGCTCGATTATAGAGCTCGTCTTCCAAGAAGCGAATGCGATCAGCCATTGCTTCTTGAATAATGATGTAAGTTGGTTTCTTGTATTTTGACATTTCTGTCTCCTAAAACGGTAAATCATCGTCCGAAATGTCCATCGGCTGGCCATTTTCAAAAACTGGTGGCATCTGCTCGTCCATGCTGCTATGATTAGCAGATTTGTTACGACTCTCTAAAAGCTGGAAGTTGTCTGCAACGACTTCTGTGACATAGACACGCTGGCCTTGCTGATTGTCGTAGTTACGAGTCTGAATGCGACCAGTAATTCCGATTAGAGCGCCTTTTTTGGCCCAATTAGCAAGGTTTTCTGCCTGCTGACGCCAGATAACAACATTGATAAAGTCCGCTTCACGCTCACCACTTTGATTTTTAAAGTTGCGATTAACAGCCAGAGTAAAGGTTGCGACCGCTTGGTTTTGCGGTGTATAGCGAAGTTCAGCATCACGGGTCATACGTCCCACAAGTACAACATTATTGATCATCTGATGCCTCCAAAATATCTTTATTTTCGTAGATGTTGCCTATTACGGCACTTTCTTTTAGCGTTTCTGGTTCAAATGGGCTTATTCTGTCTGGAGCAGCAACATTGAGACATTCGACATAAAACCCTAGACCATCACACATAATACCTAGAGTATGATTGCCGCTCTTTGATGTTTCGATATAGTTGTAGCTGCCAAATCTGACAATCATTTTTATGTCTTGAATTTCGAGGACATCCCCCTCGAAAATCTCTTTCCCGTTCTTATCCTTTAGTCCTGTTGACTGCATGAGGATAATTTTGTCGCTTGTCTCTCTTGATATAGCAAAACCATAGCTAGTATCTTTTGTTTTTTTGTAGATTTTTCCATCTTCACTTACGAAAAAATCTTCCACAAACTCCGAAAAACGTTTATCCCATGCTCTAAATTTCGGATCCATCACTCAACCTCCTCGAAAAAAAATTTACCCTTAAAAGGTTTGATTTCAATAATTCCATAATCTAACCCAAGTCTTGCTATAAATGGCTTACTGATTCGTTCGTGTAATGTAATTAATTGTCCTCTAAACTCATCTAATGAAAGCGTAGATTTGTAGAAATTACATTTATAACAAGCTGGCATATAGTTTTCAAAACTATCTTCTCCGCCTAAATAATGAGGGTGTAAATGATCCACTCTCAAAGTTTTTAAGTCCAAAGTCTTACCACAATACGCACAACGCCCTCCGTATTTATCTAAAACTTTTTGTCTAGTAGTTTTAGATATGCTTTTCCGTTTCATTCTGTGGCCTCCTCGAAATATCTATGGAATTTACTTAAATTAACAATAGCGACCTCTTCGACAGAATGCTTTCTGATATCAAAGTTTGGATCATTTTTTCCAAACTCTTTTTCTATAGCTTTTTCAGCCAATGATGGCAAACTGAATATACTCGCTCCGTTTTTCAAGGCAAGCGCTTGACCGTGTTTATTTACTATTCGATAACCCACATCAAACGGTCTGATTTTCGTTGGGATTATTATGCGTTTGTTTTCGTTTTTTATTGCTTGTTCAATCGTTTGTGTCATTACTTCACCTCATTAACTTCCACACCCTCGCAAGAGAAAACCCAGCCGAAGCCAGCTTCTTCGAGTTCTTTGCGGCTAGCTTTATAATTTCCAGCTGTTATATTTTGGTTAAAATAAAGAGTGTTCCCTGATTGCGATTTAACCAAAGGTTGCCCATTTTTTAAAGTCGCCACATACCGCTTCTCCTTCTCAACCTCGTAGCCGTCGAGCCAAGCTCTGGCAAAGGTTTCTTGATTACTAGCCTTTTTAATCCATAAAATAAGATCGAAACTTTGACCATTTTCTTTCAAAAAATCTGGATTCATAGCAGTATATAACCCTATCGCCAAATTTTCTTTACAAACCTCAATCCAATCCGCCACAAACTACGGGATTTTGACTTTTTCTGGCGTAATCGATTTGTGGATGAAACCTTCGTCTATACTAACAATTTCTCCGCTTGATACTTGGATTTGCTTTTCTCTGATTCCCATTGTATCTGCCGTGAAACCAACTACATACCCCTCTATATATACTTTTTCATTATTCATCTTCTTCCACCTCCTCAATCAGCCAATCCAGATTCTTACGAGCTTTCTTCAGGTCTTCAAGCCCGTTCTTCTTCTGATAGCGCAGCTGATATTTCAAAGCATTCCCAAGATAAAATCCCTTGAGCTGTTCCGATGTCATAAAATTTCTGAGTACATCAATTGATTCCATTCCATACTTACCTTGATAATGACTTGGATTGTGTACATTGTCATGGACAATTTTGATACCTGTAAACTGACCCTCTTCAGTTGGTATATTTGATTGTTCAGTAGTAAAATCACATTTTGTCATTATTCTCCCCGTCCTTTCAAAAATTCTGGTATTGGATCGCCTATGTTGATTTGGTCATATTGCTCTTTTGTGACCAAAAAGCGCCCATAAGCTCCAACCGTCACAGTGTGTCTCCCATCAATCACCTCTTTATTAGTGATTTTCCCAAGGACATCCATAGAACCGCCTGAGTTGTCCACTCTATGAATCGTAATCAATTTTCTAGCTTCAAGCTGTTCGACTCGCTCATTAAGCTTGTTGATTCTGATGATTGCTGCCATCAGAATCGCTAGCAAAACGACAATGCTGAAAATAAAGATTCCCTGCTCTCTCATGTCAAATCCTCCTCCCAAACAATTTCGTACCATCTTGTGAGTAAAGTGTCTTCTTCATTTACTAGATAACCGCCATCTTTAAAATATTGCAAAGCCTCACTCACATGCTCTTTTGTAGGGACGTCTGAATTCTCAGTTATGTCACAAGTAGACTTTTGAATATCCTTAAAGTCAAAGCGGACTCTACCAAAACCATTGCTTGCATTTTTTCTAATATAAAAATTGATTAGTTTGATGAGTTCGTTAACAATGATTTCTGATAGTTTCTTTTTAGATCTCTGATACAATTTTTTAGTTGTATTTATTTGTATAATTTTATTCATCTTTTTTCTCCTTTTTAAAATTTCATAAAAGCCATCCAATGAGTCGTCCCACGTTGCTGTCCAAAAAGTGGTTGTTGTGGTACTAATTCCAAGATTTCCTTGACATTTACTTGAGCATCAGACCATTTAAAAATAAGAGTTCCACCTGTTTTCAAGACTCTAAAACATTCTTCAAAACCTTGTTGCAGGTCTAATCTCCAAGTCAACAAGTCTAGTTGTCCATATTGAGCACGCATAAATGATTTCTGGCCAGCCCAGAGAAGATGAGGTGGGTCGAACACAACAAGATTAAATGTTTCATCATCAAATGGCATATCTCGAAAATCTGCAACGATATCTGGCTTAACATTGATTTTCTTTTTGTGAATTTCAAACTCCTCTTCACGTCTATCCATATATGTCGTATGTGGTTCTTGTTTATCAAACCAAAACATTCGAGAGCCACAACACGCATCTAGAATCCTTATGTCCGACATCAATACCTCCTATCCTTCATTCCACTAGGATACACAAAGCATCTTCCTGTCGCACCCTCAAAGATGCGACTTGACAGAGCACCATTACCGAAATCATCCGCATACAAGGCCTTGATTTCTTCGCTGGTCAAGTTTGTGTTGATGATCGTATTGCTCCGATTATCCAAAATCTCATAGAGCACACGATGCGCCCACTCATTACTACGAGCATCAGCCTTGCGACTCTCTTTTCCCAGATCGTCAAGAAATAGAAAGTCAACATCCGTCAGCAGCTTTATCATCTTAGATTCCGAGTACCCGTTGTCAACTTTGAAACTCTCTTTGATTAAGCTAAAGAGCCTCACGACCGACACGAAAAGCACGCTTTTAGGCTCATCATAAGACTTAAACTTCTCATTGAGATAAGCGGCCAAGCCGTAAGTCAAATGGCTCTTACCAACACCAGACGGGCCAGTGATGATCGCATTGCCAGTCTCACCTTTCGCATAGCTACGTTCCAACCGCTTCACGAAATTTACAGCTTCCTGGTCAATATCACTCGTGATCTCATAATTTCGCAAAGTCTTATCTCTTAGCTTGTCTGAGATGATGCTGTCTCTCTCAAAGACAGCATAAGTATCAGCCAGCTTGCTTTGCACCTCGGATGTTTCGTTTAGCTTTTTTTCGAAGAGGCTAATCGCAGCCTTGGTGCATTCAGGACACTGCTTGATTTCTTCCAGCTTTCCCTTGATCGGCATCTTGGTCATCCAGAGCTGGCAACCATGCACTTCGCAAGTCTCGTCTAAGACTTGCCTAGCTTCAAAATTTTTAAAATCCATTAAAAACCTAACCTTTCGTCAACTGTACAAGTAAAGATTGTGGAGCGTTTTGGCATAGACTGGTTTAAATAATTGTCCATCTTATTGCCAAAAAGTGTCTGTGGTTGAAGATACTGCTCATAGTCTGTACCTTTCCACTTCGCTACCATGATATCTACAACCTTTTTGAAATCTTCCAAGGTGTAGCCTTCTTTGAGCCGTGCTTTAATGAATTTGTGGTGACTAGCAGTATCAACCTTGAAATTCTTCTTAGCTTTTAGATTTAGATATGATATAATTTCCTTACAAATCGACAATTTATTATTATCTATATCAGTCTTTATAATATCAGTCTTTATTGTTTGTACTTTCTGCGCTTCCTGAGCCGTATTTTCTACGGTTCTGGACGGTAATTTTTGCGGGTCAGGAAATTCTGCCTTGATAACAGTCGGCCCAAGGATATAGAGCCTATTCGGCTTGGTCAATCCCTGACGCTCCTCTTTTAAAAGACCAGCAGTCACAAGCTCTTTTTTAATCTTCGTGACCGTCTTCTCCGAGCAACCCAACTCCTCACAAAATTGACTAGTCGTAAAGTAGATAAATACTTGCCCATTTCGGTCATGCCATTCAGATTCTAACGACAGATTCAAGCGATTGTAGAGCAGAGCATACATGATTTTGGCATTGTTAGATAGCTGCTTATACGGCTCCTTAAAGAGCCATTTGGGCAGTTGGAAATACTGATATTTCTCAACCTCATTTTTAAAATAAGTCTCAGCCATTCTTTACCTCCTCCACACTTGAAAATTTTGTATATTCCTTGTGAAAATACAACTTGACAGTCCCAAGGCTGCCGTGCCGATTTTTCTTGATAATTAGCTCAGTCAGATTGCTTTCTTGCTGGTAATCTGTATCTTGATAGTATGCGTCACGATAGAGAAATGCTACAATATCAGCATCCTGCTCAATGCTCCCAGAATCCCTCAAATCGGACATGATGGGTCTTTTATCCTGCCGTTGCTCAACACTTCGACTCAGTTGAGACAGAGCTATCACTGGCACTTTCAATTCTTTGGCAATAATCTTCAACTGTCTGGAAATCTCAGACACTTCCTGTTGTCGATTATCAGTCTTGCGTCCTGTGATAAGCTGCAAGTAGTCAATCACAATCAGACCTAAACCGCTCGTTTCCTGAGCCAGTCTCCTCGCCCTCGCTCGAATGTCCGAAATCCCAACACCAGCCGAATCATCGATGAAAATCGGTGCTTCAGCCAGTCTGCTCTGAGCATAGACCAGCCGTTCCCACTCGTCCGTGGACAAAGATCCTGTCCTGATATGATGATTTGGGATTGCGCCTTCTGCCGACAACATCCGCTCAACCAGACTCTCAGATCCCATTTCCAGAGAAAATATAGCCACGGGCTGATTGGCCTTCGTTGCCACATTTTGAGCAATATTGAGAGCAAAAGCTGTTTTACCCATTGCTGGCCGTGCCGCTAAGATAATCAGCTGATCCTCATGCAAGCCTGTCGTCAGCTTATCAAAGTCGTAAAAGCCTGTCTCAATCCCAGTGATTTCGCTAGTACTATTTGACCGCTCTTCGATTTTGGCATGGTTCTCCAAAAGTACATCATGGATTGGCCTGAAACTTCCCTTGTTGCTAGACTGGCTCACTTTGAGCAGTGATTGCTCAGTCTTAGAGATAATCTCATCAATGTCCATGTCCTCATCGTAAGCATTACCAATAGAATCAGACAAGTTGCCAATAATTGCCCGCAACCTTGATTTCTTGGCCACAATTTTGGCATAATGCTCCGCATTAGCGCTCGTTGGTACAGCATTGATAATCTCAGCTAAGTAGCTGACATTACCCACCAGATTTAGCTCATTATTAGCTTCCAGCGTTGACTTGACCGTGACTATATCAATAGCCTCACCACGATCAGAAAGACTCATCATAACCTTAAATAGTATCTTGTGAGCTGGTTTATAGAAATCCTCTGGCTTGAGATACTCAGTCACCTCGACCATCTTATCAGGATTGATAAAGATTGACCCAAGCACCGCCTGCTCAGATGCTAAATCATGAGGTAGAACCTTGATTTCATCCATGGCATCCACTCAAATCACCCCAATCCTGTAAGCCAGCAGGCTGCTTCTTTCTAGCTTCAGCCATCTGCTCAGCAGCCTCACAAAGAGCCTGCTCCTGCATCCACAGCACATAGAGAGCCTGCATATTGAGCATTTCTTCTTCTTTTCGCTTTTTTTCAGCTTTCTGATGGTCAACATAGCAACCAAGTGCTCCAGCCAAGAAAAAGAATGCAATCATCATCACACTTCCTAGGAATTCATTCATCTGTCTCAATCCTCTCTCTAATAATCCGATCTTCCTGCTCCAGATGAACGATGCGCACAGCATTTCTCCGCATGCTATCCCTGTTATCATTTATCTGATATTGCAGATCTTTCAAGTGATGCTCTCGCTCAATATTCGTCTTGACTAAAATCACAACTAAAAGCGTAAAGACACAAAAAATTGTAAACAATCCCAATTGAAGATTAGCGATTGTATCTCTCATTGCTCTGTTTTTAAATTCTAGATTTTCTATTTTTTTATTTATTGCCATTTTTCTCCTCAACTTCTCACAGCTGTTCGTTCCCAGTTTTTGTGATACCAGTCAATGACCGCATCACGAGGAAATTTGTCACGTCGCCCCTCGATACGAGGAAAATCCCTGTGACAGTTAAACCGCTCATCAAATGTTCCTGTGTCTCTCGTACCCAAAAGCATTTCTGAGCATTGTGATTTGTTCAATTCCATCGGATAGCGCCTCTTTTCATCAGTCACGACGTGCATGACTTTCAAGGCTCGATCCATCAAACCAGCCTCAAACTGGTCTAACAGTTGATTCATTAGCTCATTCATGATATAATCCTCTTGTATTTTTATTTATTTCAAAGCCTGATTGCCGTCAGGCTTTTTCTGTTTCTGACCAATAGTCAGCTAGATTGACTGCCATGATGGCTGCTAAGTTCTTTTGCTCTGTCAGGATCTGTCGCTTGTACGGTGCCAGCCCATCATCTCGCTCTGCTGCTGTTTTTGGCAAATAATAGCCATTTGGCTTTCGTTTCTTGGCAACGATTGGATGATGAAAGTTGACGCGCAAGCTCTCAATCACTTCTTCAAGCGCTCGCTTGGTCAGTCCAGTGATATTTCTCAGCTCACTAGCTTGGATAGGCAAGTCAAAGCTGGCACAATTCCTGATTGCGTTAATCACCTTGACCTCGATCTCATTCATGTCTCTGCTAATCGTCATAGCTATTCCTCGCTTCCCTCAATATTCAAAACTTTTGAAATATTGTCCTTGAGCTTCCGACTACCTTTTCCATATTTAAACAATTCTGAGATAGTTGATTTCGTCACTCCCACAGCCTCAGCAAGCTGAGTCTGAGTCCATTCAAGGTTGTACAGTCGCTCTTTCACAAGAGCAATCCAAATTTTCTGTTTTTGGCTCATCTTTTTCCTTTCTAAATTCATCCAAGCTGACTTCCAGTGCATCAGCTATTTTGCACATATTTGTCCAAGACATTTCTTTTAATCTTCCAGCCTTGAGGTTTGAAAAATTAGATGTATGGACACCCGATTCTTTAGCTAGCCGATACATTGACCAGCCTTTTAATTTTAATTGTTGTTCAATTTTATCCCACATTAAAACACCATATGTTGTGCTTTTCAAGCAAACTAGATCCTTTCTTATACAATATGTTGACAAACAAAAATGTTTATATTATAATATATCTTGACTAGGACCTCTCACCGTTTTAGTCAAAATTTAAAAGGAAGGAGGTTAAAAAATGAGTAAACTTAGCCATAAGCCAAACCATTTTTTTAAGAAACGAACTTGGGAAGATCTCAATAATATTCTATTATTCAATTTTTCAGATTCGGTTACTGAAAAACCTAGCGTAGTAATTCAGTTATCTGATTACGAAATGTCTAAAACTGAAATTATCGAAGAAGCAACTGCTCAAGGTTACCAGGTTATTGATAATTCTGATGGTTTTTTAGAATTTCGATAGTAGATTTTAAAGATGATATATTTGTACGGTTTACGTCAATATCTCGTTTTAACTTAGCAATCTGTTTATCAGATTGCTTTTTTCTTTTTCCACTATACGGATATCGTTTTGGTCTCATCTCCCATCCCCCTTTCTATTTTTAATAAATTAGCTAAAAAGTTAGCGAACAGTATTGACAATTTTTAAAGAGTTTTATAAAATAAAAACATAGCGAAAACACCTCTAAAAACTAGAGTTTAACCTATAAACGGACGCCAATCAGTTTGTAAGGCTTTATTTTTTAGTTGTCGTGTTCGCTAACTTTAGCTTACAAAATATATTTTACAGAACTCTTTAAAAAATGTCAACTATTTTACAGAGTATTTTAAAATATTTTTTGTCGATCTCTTTGAAAGGTTGATAAATCAATGTTTCCAACTTTTGAAATTGTTAAAGAACTTTGTAAAAAACAAGGAATTTCTTTAAATACTTTGGAAGAAAGAATAGGCTTCGCTAGAAATTCGTTATATTCCTGGAAAATTAGTGAACCAAAACCCAAAAAATTAAATGCTGTTGCTGATTATTTCAACGTATCCACTGATTTTCTTTTGGGCCGTACGGATAATCCAGCAGTTGCTAATAATCCAGAACCATCACCATTAGATCTTAGAAAAATTGCAGCAGGTTCCATGCTTTTTGATGGTAAACCTTTGTCAGAAGAAGATATAGACTTTATCACAGCTGTTCTTGAAGCCCATTTAAAAAATAAATAGAGGTGTTTTTATGACTGTACAAGAATTATGCGCCTCAGAGGGCGTTAGCTTGTGCTACTTCGATGGGACTGGATGGCATAGTTAAGGTTTTTATAACCCAATACTTAACATTCTAGCCCTAGATATCCGATTATCAGATTCTGAGCAGAAAAAGGTTGCACTTCATGAACTCGGTCATATAGGACACTCATTAAATGAGTACCAGATCAATCGGGAAAAATGCGAATTACAAGCAAACCGTAATATGATACATCATTTACTTAAAGCAGAACTCAAAGAATTAGATGATGTATCAAGTTTTAATTATGTTCATTTTATGGAGCGGAATAACTTAAAAACCATTGCTGACGAAGCAATGGTTAAAGAAGAATTTAATAATTTAACTAAGATAATTTAAGAAATGGGAAATATTATGAAATTGTTTTCTTTCTTTGGTTTTGGTAAAAATAACCGTAAGGCTATTGCTAGTACTACTCCCAAAAATAAAATCATTTACCATGATGAATTTCGTCTAATGGGAACGAACTATCATAAGCAGGAGGCTTTTGCTGCCGCTGACTATTTAAGTGGTTATGAGCATTATTTCGGAAAAACTGGTAAAGAGCTCAAGTCGTATCTGCAACGCAGTCTGAAACCTGTCTATAAGTATAATAAGCTGAAGACCGTTGATGTTTTATTGCAGCGTGAGCCAACTAATCCACATGATAAAAATGCCGTCAAAGTACTAATAAATAATACTTTTGTTGGCTATCTTCCAGCAGAAATTGCCAAAAGATTTTCATCTTGCATTGGAAATCCTAAATATAGATATGATGCAATTTTGACGGGAAGGGGTGGTCCGTATAAAACACTATCATCAAATTTAGAGAAAGTTGTTACGCAACAAAAAGAACTCTATTTTGAATTAAATTTGACCATTTGGCATATAAAATAAAAAAATCCTCACGCTTTGCTTTGGCCGGCAGCGTGAGGACTGATCTAGTATAGCAAAAAAGGCATTCAAAAGCCTCTTTTACTATACCCATTTTATCAAAAAGTGAGGTGAAAAACAATGGCGTACTTTAGAAAAAGGGATAACGGTTGGGAATATCGCATCTCTTACAAAGGGCCTGACGGCAAGTATAAGCAGAAATCAAAGTCAGGCTTTAAGACCAAAAAACTAGCTCAAGCTGCAGCAAGGGAGGTAGAGGATAACCTATCCGAAAATATCCTAACAGACAAAGACGTCACGCTTTATGATTTTGTCAAAACATGGTCCGATGTTTATAAGCGACCACACGTCAAGGATAAGACTTGGGATACTTACACCAAAAACCTTAAGCACATCAAGACATATTTCGGAGATTTGAAAGTAAAGGATATAACTCCCTTATATTATCAAAGAAAATTAAATGAGTTTGGCGAGAAATACGCTCAGGAAACACTTGAGAAACTCCACTATCAAATTAAAGGTGCTTTGAAAGTAGCGGTTAGAGAGCAAGTGATCAATTACAACTTTGCAGAGGACGCAAAAGTAAAATCACAAATCGAAAACCGATCTGAAGAAAATGACTTTTTAGAAGAGAGCGAGTATAAGGATCTAATAGCCTCTACACGCTCGAACATCCAGTACGTGTCCTATTTCACCCTCTACCTGCTTTCAGTCACTGGCATGTCTCAGAGGCTCTGGGTCTGACATGGAACGACATAGACCTGCAGAACGGGATAATAGACATTAATAAGAGCTTTGATTATTCAAAAACGCAAGATTTTGCTGATCTAAAAAATGAGACATCAAAAAGAAAAGTCCCGATTGATAGGATCACAATCGAGACTTTGAAAACTTATAAAAAAGAACACTGGCAGGCCAATATTAAAAATAGGGTATGTTTTGGTGTTTCGAATTCGGCTTGTAACAAGCTGATAAAAAGGCTTGTAGGTCGTCCAGTAAGAAATCATAGTCTGCGCCACACTTACGCATCGTATTTGATTTTAAAGGGCGTAGATATTGTGACCATATCGAAATTATTAGGACATGAAAGTCCAGATATAACCTTGAAAGTTTATTCGCATCAGATGGAGGCACTGGCAGAAAAGAATTTTGAAAAAATCAAAGAAATATTCCTGATTGCATAA